ATAATCAATAAAAAGTTGACATTTTTTGAAAAATTATCTTCATCTATAAAATTAGTCAAACTTGATGACAAGACAATAAACTTTTTAGCTAATCTTAAAGACTCTCTCGAAGACTACCGTGTGAATAATATTATATCAGATGAATTAGTTGATATAAAAACACTTAACATACATAATATTATCAATTCAATACATTTCAATGATGCTAACCCAGACGAAATACTTAAAAATATAAGAGCTTCCCTTAAAAATATTAATATTAATGAAGGTATTGATGCTATAACTAACATTATAAATACTCACGAAAACGTAGAGAACATAATAGATGAACATGAATATATGAAAATCTTATTTGAATATTCAAAAGATCATCTATTTGATTATGATACAGATGGAAAAAAATATTTATTATCTTATCGTGAAGCAAAAGACATAAAAGAAGGCGCCGATAGAGATAACTATGAAGGCGGTATAGATGACGAGTTTATAAATGAAAGAATAGATATAGAAGATATTGATAATATAGCAAATGATTTAGATGAAAATATTTATACAAATAAGGCTATAAATAATTTCGATAAGTATTTGAAAAATATTAATTACAAAAACGAAGAAGGGTTTATAGAATACCTACGTATAGTATTAATATTAATAAGTAATATAAGTACAATATCGTGCCTGGAAGTAGATTATGAATTATTATGCAATGAGCTTTTTAAATATTACAAAAGTGTCCCTACAAAATATTACAGATATAAAAGAGCGTTTGACGAAGCAGGATTAGATGTTGAACATAAGGCATTCATGGATTTCTCTAAACTAAAATCAGTTATGATAATTGAAGGAATTATCAAAGACCAGGATCCCAATATAACTAAAATTATATATGAGATTAATGAAGAATATTTAAAAACCTTCAATAGTATGTTTGCTCTTGCTATATCATATTGGATTGTTAATTTACAAGAAAAAATATTAAATAATACAATTATGATTAATGATAATTATCTAAATAATGCTTTTATAGATAAATGGTATCTATATGGTGCGCCTTTAAATAATGCCAAAAACGGCATTCTTCCATATATTTTAGAATGTGTATTAGAATGTATCAAAGATGATAATGAATACGGTATAGACACAAATAATATATCAGATGAAATTAAAAAGATAATTTCAGATAAATATAATGATATTATAATTGAACTTAAAAAGAAACATGATTTGAATACCGATAAAAAGAAGATAGAACGTGGTTTAAAAGAAAAAGCGAATCTGTTAAAAAGTTATAAAGAAGGAAATAAAGAAAAATTAGAAAGGGATTTTGTAAATGCTCTTATATATATGCCTGGTGTGAATTATAAAAAAATACATAAATATCTTGTAGGATGTTGTTTAAAAAGAATAGACGATACATTTGAAACTGATGGTGATTTAGTTAAAGCTGGGAGAAAAGATTTAATTGCAATTAAGAATTTTTATTCAAATAATCGCGCAACAAATGAGGCTAGAGATTTGAGATACGTTCCTAATTTGGATGGTATAAAAGATGAAATAATGAAGGATGATAATATAACTATTATTGAAATTGATGATTATGTTTATAATATCAATAATAATGAAGATATTGTAATTGATTGGCTAGAAACAATGTATGATAGAAATCCATTATTACCAAACAAAATTATAGATGAATTAAAAGATAATTCTAAAAATATTAATAGATTAATTGAAAACAATATAAATATTGTTACTAAAACTGCTAGAATAAATAATAAAGATATCTTGAAAAACCTTATTACCAATAAAATTAATATGAAACAGATTTTATTAAAAATCTGTACTATTTTATTTTCATATAAAAATGCTTATGAAGATGATAATATTAATTTATTAGTTGATAATTCTATAAAATATATTAAGGATATACTAAGAGATATTTATAAACTTAATAAGGTTGTAAATGATGATGTGATAGTGGATATTAATAGAATTAACTCATATATATTAAGTAGAGTAATATGCTTGCCATTTAGCCCAGAAAGTGTAGATAATGGTATTTTGCGCGCAGAAGTAGAATTACCAAATGGATTTGTTGAATTAAATGCGAAGAATAATTTGAAATATTTGATTGATATTTTTAGAATATCTACTTTTCCAACAATGGAAGAAAATATAGAGTTTATAAATAAAAAAAGAGAAGAAAATAAACAAAAGAAGCTTAGCATATTAAATGATAAAACGGTTGATGATAATCAACTTATTAGTAATCTTAAAAAAGCAGGTATAAAAAATGATTTGATGGATATTGACGAAAATAACGACATTGGTGGTAATATTAATGATATGTACGATAATGAGGAGAAAAATGAAAATAAATTATCTGCGATTGATGAAGATACTGATGACGAAAGTATGATGTATGATGATATGGGGTTTTTATATAGTTAATTTATACAGACCCTAAATCGGCTTCCAAGTCTATTTTAGATTGTAATGTTGAATTATTAATATTACCTTGATTTATATTATTCATAGTAATATTTCTTTTTACTACATTATTGCCGATTGTGCCATTTAATTGTATTGGTAAATATCTATTTGCGTTACCAAATAACTTACCCACATTAGTTTTATGTTTTTGAGGAATATCTTCAAATGAGCAATCTTGTATTAAATTTTCATATTTTACGTTTATTAATTTTATTTGTTCGTTAATATTTGTATCATTATGATCTAATGATTCTATTTCTTGCGATAATAACATAAATTGTTGTGATAATTTTTTAAATATTTCAAACTTTTCACTTGCTTTAATATTATTAGACAAAGATATGATTAGAACACTAATTGCATTTACAACTATATTTGGGATTTTAACAGTATTAGCATCAGTACTAATACTATTTATAATACATAAAGATGAGTTTGTAAATACAAGTGGTATATTAAATGCCATTTTAATATAGCTCCAATATGTAGCGGTACGTGTACATAATAAAGTCATTGACTCGCATTTATCCAATAATTTATCAATATTAATCATTTACTATATTATACATTATATTATTTTTTTATTAATTTAAATTATTATATTAGAAGATATGGATATTGAAGTAAAGCCAAGCGAATGGATATTACCTAATCGTGTTGGTTTTAATAAATATATATATAATACATTTCATCCATCCAAATATGATAATAAAGTTAAAGACAAATCTTGTGAATGCAAAGGAGATAGCTGTGATATAGATATTAAAACAATATCTTTATTTCCACAACAAAGAATTATAAAAGATTATATGCAATTTGATAGTCCGTATAGAGGTATATTACTTTATCATGAATTAGGTTCTGGTAAATCAGCAGCATCTATTGCAGCAGCAGAAGGTTATATCAATAAAAGGAAAATTGTTATAATGACACCAGCATCTTTGTCACAAAATTATGAAAATGAATTAATGAAGATATCTACTATTGGATTAAACTTGAAAAAATCATGGACATTACTAAAAGTTATAAAAACTAATAAAGAAATGATGAAAAAGCTTAATAAATACGCCATTACTGATAAGATTGTTAAAAAAGACGGTCATGTATGGGTGCCATTATATGATAATGATATCGATGGTGCAGAAATAGTAATAGAACAAACAAAGTACTCAAAAATACCAAGTAAATACAAAGAAATTGTTGATATAACGATAGGGCATATTATTAGAAATCGTTATACTTTTATTAATTATAATGGATTGACCGCAAAAATGATAAAAGATTTGGGAAAATCCCCCTTTGATGATACTTTTATAATAATTGACGAAATACATAATTTTATAAGTAGAATAGTAAATGGTTCTCGTCTCGCTCGCTCTATATATAATCATATGATGACAGCAAAAAATATCAAAATGGTATTATTATCCGGAACACCAATAATTAATCAACCATATGAAATTGCTACATTAATTAATTTAATAAGAGGTCCTATGAATACTTATGAGCTACAACTTTTAAAATCTTCCAAACCTCCAAACAAAGATGCTATTATTAAAACATTAAGTGACAATAATTTATATAAATATGTTGATGAAGTTTATTTGGATAAAACAAGTATAAATATTGTTTTACTTACAAACGATTTTGTTCGCAATTCAAAAGACTTATCGGATATTAAAAAAGAAGCCTGGGGTAAAAATGAAACTGGTATGATTAATGATATTATAAAAGCGTTAAATAAAACAGATATTAAAATATCCATTAAGAGCAAATTACATAATTATTATTCGCTACCAAATATTAAAGATGATTTTGATAAGTTATTTGTTGATGATTCTGATCCCGAAAATATAAAGGTTAAAAACGAGGATTTGTTTAAACGTCGTGTATTAGGTATTTTAAGTTATTATAAAACCACGGGTTCAGAATTTTTTCCCACAATGTTACCAGCTAATTTTAAATATCTTAACATGACTGGACATCAATTAAGTAAATATGTTGATGTGCGACGAAAAGAAATGGAAATGGATGACCGCAAAAAACGTTTTGGCAACAAAGGTGGTGCAGATGTTAATTCAGTATATAGAGCGTTTAGTAGAATGGTTTGTAATTTTGTATTTCCAGATAATATAAAACGTGCTTTCCCACAAGATATACGTATGGTAATGAAGAAAGAATTAGTTAAAAATGAAGATGATGATGATGAACCTGATGAAGTTGATAAAAAGGAGATTAATAAGGTTGTTGCAGCACAATATGAAAAACAACTTGACGATGCTATGGATAAATTAGGTAAAAGTGACGCAATAGAAATAGATAATTTAATGAAATTTTATAGTCCGAAATTCGCAGAAATGTTAAAAGATATGAATCAGTCACCCGGAACAGTATTGGTATATTCGCAATTTCGTATGGTAGAGGGATTAGGAGTTCTTAAAGCTATTATGAATAGAAATGGATATGTAGAAATTAATGTTGTTAAAAATGAGGAGTTTGGATATATATTAGAAGATATTGATGTGTTTGATAAAAAATATGATGGAAAAAGATATGTTGTTTTCAATGCCGATAGAACTAAAACAAATATATTAATGAATTTATTTAATGGCGAGTTTTCTTTATTGCCTGATAATATTCGTATGCAATTTAGTAATATTGATAGTATAGATCAGAGATATGGAAAATTGGTAAAAACTATGATGATAACACAGTCTGGCGCAGAGGGAATATCGCTTAAAAATGTAAGACGAGTATTGATAACAGAATATTTCTGGAACTCTGTAAGAATAAATCAAGTCATCGGTCGTGCAGTAAGAACATGCAGTCACGTTAATTTGCCCAAACAAGATCAGAATGTAGAAGTATTTATGTATATTATGAAATTAACAAAGGAACAATTGGCAAATAATCCAACATTAAGAAAGAAAGATAATGAATTAACAACAGATGAACATATATTGCATCTAGCACAAAAAAAAGAAAATTTAGTAAATGTATTTTTAAATATGTTAAAATCCAGTTCAATAGATTGTGTTATTCATGCAAAGAAGAATAAGCCTCTTATGAATGGTTATAAATGTTATAATTGGCCAATCAATATAAATGCTAACAAATTATCATATACCGATCATATTATATCTGATAACAAAATTCAACAACATCAAAAATATCAAAAAACACGAAAAAATAAAGGGACTGTTGTTAGTAAAGATGGTATCAAATATGTTATGTTAAATGATAAACTGTATGATTATAATAGTTATGTAAATGCGGGTTTATTATACCCGGCAACTATATAAATAAAAAATATATTACTTTAAATAATACTTATATGGCAAATACCATGAAATGTATTTGCAGAAATAAAAGGAGTTTTAATGTTTGTAAGAAAAATTCTAAGAAAAATTCAGTATTTTGTAAAACTCATGCTGATAATAACATCATAATCTATAAAATATATCATAAAATTTTTGGAGCAAAAACACATATAACAATGAATGATATATATAATCTTTACAAATATATTACAGATAATATTAATGATATAGATTACGAAGAAGAAAAACCCGGATTTCTCTTTATTGAAATGTTAAAGATTATTCCTTATAAAATACTATTATTAATATGTAAAAAATATTTACAAAAAAAAAAATATAAAAAAAAAGAGCTATATGAGTTTTTACATGAATTAAATGAGAAAACATATAAGATATCCAATAAACACAAGATAAAAATAATACAAGATAAATATAAATTTTATTTGTTATCGCGAGATATAGATAGTGATGCTATTATAAATACAGACGATTTGTTTTCATGCGAAGATATTAATAGTATTCCTAAAAATAGATTATTTATAATTAATGATATTGATGGATGTTATGCTTTTGATGTAGTAGAATTGGATTATTTTATTAAAACATGTAAAGACGAAGGAAAAGAACCATATAATCCTTATACCAGAACAAAAATATCTGATGATATTATATGGAAATTAGGTAAATTTATAGAATATAATAATATTATACTGAGGGAACTAGGATATAGATGGGATAATAATATGCATGCATTTACAGATTTATCAATTGAATTAGAACGAAGAGGGTTTTATAATAGTCCAGAATGGTTAAATAAAATGTCAAAAGATGATATATTAAAAACTGTTAAATATTTTAAAGATTTTTCTTTGGAAATTGAAGAAAGTAATAATTATTTCAATAATATATCAGATAGCAATACTGTATTTGATTTTTGTAAAGACGGTATTAAGATGTTAAAAGAATGTAAGGAAGATTTATATATACTATGTTGTAATTTTATTAAATCTCTTGCAATGTGTTCTAATGATTTCTATGACAATATCCCAACGTGGATGTCAGGAATAAATACACCATCGTTATTATCAAATGTATTTTCAATATTTAATAATGATTATACGGAATTGCCAAATAATTTTTTACTATATTATTATGTAGAATATATGTAATAAATGAATACATATAAAAACAATATTAATTATACTCCTGATTTTGTTTACACTCCACCTAAAATGGAACAACCAAAAAAAGAATTTGATAGCATTATAGATAACTATGTATGTAAATTTAAAACAGCATTTTACGGTGGATTATTTTTTGTTATATTATCATTACCGATCGCATATAAAATACTTGAAATGATAGCTAAATTAATATCAAATAATATTGAGCTATTTGACGAAGATTATAACGAACCATTGCCTTTGGGTAGATTTATTATGGCTATTATAATAAGTTTAATATTATTTATACTATAAAAAAATAAGTAATATATATATATAATGAATTATTAATTTAAATATTTATTTTTTCGCAGCCTTTTTAACGGGTACCTTTTTAACTGGTTTAGGTGGCTCAGGTTCCTCTTCTTCTCCTTCTTCCTCCTCTCCTTCTTCTCCTTCTTCTCCTTCTTCTCCTTCTTCTCCTTCTTCTCCTTCTTCTTCTTCATCTGACACTTTTGTCACTTTTTCTGCTACGTCGTTTGATTTAATAGCTTCGGTATCTACTTCAATATCATCATCATCATCTTCTTCTTCAACTACTTCATCGTCACTCTCTGGAACAAATGTTGGCTTTGCCGAATTAGATAGTTGAAACTTACCAGATACAATCTTCCAACTACATCCAAACATACCAGCAGCAAACCAGATTCCATTTAGCTGAATAATAAATTGAGCTCGACCACCTTTAAGATTACTAACATATTCGGTAAAATCAACTTCCTTATTGTCCATATCATAAGCATCAAATTCAAACTTGCTTTCAAGAGGATTATAAGGAATCTTGGCCTTGAATGTTGGTGGATATTTGTTAGCAATTTCACCCGTTTCTCTATCTTTATCGTGCTTAATAATTGGAGTAAACATATTAGATACGGTATCTTTGTTTCCACCATAATTATTCTTAAACCAAGCAAGGCGATTAGCAAAAGCATCTTCAATAATTTTTTCTTCAAGCTCCTTCATTTTATCATGAAAGACTTTGATCTTAGGATTCTCATCAATACCCTTGAATGATACTGTAATATCATATTTAGGGGGTTCATCTTTGCGCTTGGGGTCATCTTTAATGAACTTTTGATTATCATTAACACCATAAGGAATATTCATAACAGGAGTTTGAATATTAATCTTTGATGAGGCATAATTAAGATAAACTGATTTAGCACCCGATTTCATTACTTTGAGCTCGGAAT